TGTAGTCCTGCCACAGCTTGACGCCTGCCGTAACGGCGACGCTGACGACGCCGATTGCAATGCCGAGCGGCCCGAGGCCCGCAGTCGTCAGCCCTTGAATGACGCCCGTCGCGCTGCCTGCAACCGTCACGACCTGCCCAAGCCCCGGCACGAGCTGGCCGACGGCTTGACCAGCAAGGCCGAGCGCGGAGCCAAACTGGCCGATCTGCGGCTGCGCGGTCTTTGCTGCCTCACCGACCTTTGCGGTCGATGTCGCAGCTTGGTCCGCGCTCGACGCGGTCTGCTTGAGCGCCGTCTGCGCCTGCGTCGCGTCGAATGTGATTCGGCCCTGAACGTCAAAGTCAGCCATCGGTCATCCCTTTCGCTGAGCTTCGGCCATTCGCCGCTCCGCTTCGCGCCGTTCGCGCTCCGCACGCATATCCAGCGCCTCGACGTGATTCTGCGCGCCATCGATCGCCAGCATCGCCTCGAGCACGACCGCGAGCTGCTGGTCGACGTCGACTGCGCCGTTCTGCCAGTGACGCCGCAGCACGAGCGCCTGCGCCACGACCGGGTCGCCGTATGCGCGCCATGGGCACGACGTCGGCGGCTCACCGAGCATCCGCACGACGCCTTCACGCATACGCGCCACGGACGCTCCAAGGCCGCTCAGCGCCGCGCGACGCACCGGGACGCGACGCTCGCCGCCACAGTCGCAATCCCATGCCTGACGCACCGCTGCGGCCTCAGGACGGGCTAGGTCGAGCCCGCGTCGGTGGTCGGGGTGCCGAATGTGCTCGCTGCGTGGGAGTCCGCATGGGACCGGGACCGCACCAGCAGCTCGTGCATTGAGTACGCCGGCAGCGGCGCACAAACCGCGACGAAAGGGCCGATTTGGCTCCGCGCGTATGCGACCGCGCCAATTTCGTAAATTGCATGGATGCCCACGATTTGCGAAATGTAATTCACCCCATCGCCGTCGAGCATGGGACGTCCGTCCGCGTTCTCGCGTGCAAAGATCGCCTCCGTCTTCCAACCCAGCGGCGGCGACACCTCCGCGCGCACCAGCGCGTAGCTAATCGCGCGCAGCCACCGCGACTCAGCCGTCTGTAACGAGTCGCACTGCGCGCGCTCGTAGACGTGAAGCGGCCGCAGCACGAAGACGCTCGCTCGCTTGCCGGGCACAAAACGCAGCAATCTTGTGTCGCGCGAGCCGTACACGACATCACTCATGCGCTCGCCAGTCGCGCCGAAGTGGACGTCGAAGTCCTTGCCCATCGCGGCGCGGTCAATCGCGGGATCGAAGCTGACGTAGCACTCGAGGTGCTTCGTGGGGTCTGTCTCGTGCGTCATGCGGTGCGCCTCCTCAAGCGCCGCGCGACGATAGCACGTCAGAACACGTGGATGCGGAACGCGCTGCGCTGCGCGTCGTTGGACGGCGAGCTGATAGCCTCGTCATTGCGGCCTGCCCACGACACGAGGAAGCCGTAGAGGTCATTCGCAGGCGTGCGCGGCGGCACCACCGACAGCTGAATCGTCGGCGCGCTGAGCAAGACGATTCCGCTAGTCGTCATGCCCACCTGTTGGAACAGCGAGAGGTCCGTACGGTTCGTGTCGGCAGTGATCCAGTTGGCCGCAGTGTCGTCGTAGACCTGGACTTGCCCGGTGATCGCCCGACCTCGCGCGCGCTTCCATCCGATGATGCCGCTCGCCGCCGGACCCTCTGGCGACGTCACCGGAAGGTTCGCCATCCCCGGCGTCCACGTCGAGGACGAGTGCGAGACGAGATTGCGCGTCTGCGTGCTTGTCAGCGTGCCCGTGCCGAGGATGAGCTCGCTCGTCATGTGCGCAATCGGAGAGAAGCTGCTGATGGTCGATGCGCCCAGCGAGAACGACGACGTGCGTACCCACGATGCGCCGGTCAGTTGAGTCGACAGCTTCGCGATCTGCCCTTGCGTGATATCGATCGCGAGCGTGCCCTGCATCCCAAGGCCCGCATATTCATCGCCAGCCTCTTGGCCTTCGACAATCATCTGGAGCGTCGAAAGAAAGCCTGCAATGTTGTTCGTAAGGCTAAAGCTCGTCGCCCAATAGACAGCCGCGCCAGCGCTAGGAGCCGTGCTATGCGCGACCTTCGGCACGACTGCGTTCGCAGTGCACGACAGGATTTCGCGCGCCTCAATGAGCCCGTTAGGCAGGACGACGGCATACGCCGCGCCGGGGCTGCCGAGCGTATTCCCGTGACCCGCCGTGACGTTGACGCTCGACGTGGTCGAGCCCGCTTGTACCGTTGTCGCCGAGGCCTGCGGTGTGCCCTGCGTCTTGACGCCCATCAGCGTCGTCAGCAGACGGTCAAGCGCCCACGACGTCGGCCATGCGTCATTTCCATCCTGCGGCGTGCCCGTGCCAGCGAGATACGTCGTCAACGCAAGCGTCGAAGACTTCTTCGCCAGCACCATCTTGCTGTTGGTATACGAGTGCAGGAACTGCTGTTGCAGCTCAGGCTCGAGATGTTCGGTGAGCGGGACGAAGGTGCCGCTATTCTCGACCACGGGCAGATCCACGAAGTTCGCGGGCGTCGCCGTTTCGTCGGTCGCAAACGCGGCTTCGATTGCAATTCGCGTGCGCCCGAGCGCTGAAACTTGAACGGTCATGGTGAGATCTCCTTATGCGACAGCCGACGTCGTCACGACCGTGCCGCTGAATCGCTGCTCGAGCTGATAGAGGCCACCGCCCTCGGTCTGCCCAGACCGCGGCGCATCATCACGCAGGACCGTCGTGCCCTGCCACGCAAGCACGCCCGATACGATGCCCGTCGAGGTGCCCGCGAACGTCGTCGCAAGCTTGCCGGGCCACGCGTACGCCTGCGCGACGAGGTCGCTGGCTGCTGCCGCCGCGGCCTTCACGGCCTGATAGTCGACCGCAAAGAGCGCCTGCGAATCGAGCAGATAGGTGTACGTCAGCGTGACCTCGAGGCCGCGCATCCACTGGTTGATGGGCTGCTGCGGACGGTCAGGGCTCACGGGATACGCGACCGCAATCTCCACGCGCGGAGTCGCTGTCGTCCTCATCGAGAGCGTCATGTCGTCTGCGCCGCCCGCGATATCGCAAGACAGCAGCCCGACGGGGATTGCGCGCACGCCGGCGATCTTGCCCTCGACCACCTCGCGTAGCGCGGTGCGGATGGCGACGTCATCGACAGCAGCCATCAGACCACCCTCCCGTTCACGATGTAGTTACCGACGCTCTTGAAGATGCGACCGAACACGACGCCTGCTTGGCCAGTCTGGACCAGTTCGCCGCTGCGCGTGATCGGCAGGAACGGTCGCGCGGGAATCGTGCGCGTGCCGAATTGCTGGAAGCCCGCGTATTTCGCAGTCGCGAAAAAGAAGATGCTGCGCGCGCCGCTCGCGGTGTTCGTGCTTTCCTTGAGGTGGCTGCTGTCATTCAACGGACTTGCCGAGTTCTTGCGCCGCTTTTCAATCGTCGCAGGAGCGAGCGGCTTCCACGGCACGCCACCGGGCGACACATAGTCGTTGTAGGGCTTCGTGACGAGCCGCTTCACAGCCTCTGCGCCGACTTTCATGGCGGGCGTCATGTCCTGCGTGCGCGCAGCCATCGCCGTGATTTTGCGATGCAAATCCTTCGGAGACTTGCCGGGTGGGTAGCTAACGGCCATCAGAAGAGGATAAGCGAGCGCGTCGAGAAAATGCGCTCCGACGAAACCATTTCGGTGCCGTTGATGATGTCCGCGCCACCGTCACCGCCCAGCGGGTCGCGCGTCAGACCGGGCAGGTCGAGGCGCACGCCGTCGGTTGCATAGATGCTCGACGGGTCGGGAATCGTCGCGACGATCTCCGCAGGAATGGTGACGCCGCGCGCGTAGAACGACGCCAGCTTCAACCAGACCCCAAACGACATGAGCCGCAGCAGCTCAAAGGCCGCGCCGCTGCTAGGCACCTGCGGCGACAGCGTCACGCTGCTGTAGCCGCCTTTCGCGCACGCGCTCAACACGACGGCGTCCGCGCTCGCGATGTACGCCGCGCGCGCGCCGCTGTCGCTCGCAATGGCCGCATACTGCGCAGGGCCACGCGTGCCGCCGCCCAGCATCGACTCGATGTATGCGTCCGTGAGCAGTGCCATCACGCCTCCTTGCGCTGGTAATCGCCGGGCGCGGTGCCCTCAGCGGCCAGCGTGACGAACGTCATGCCCGACGGCTTGCGGACCGTCAGCTTCGCGAGGCCAGTGCCGTTGGCGTCCAGTTGCGTCACCACAGCCTCGCAGACAACGCCAGCCAGCGAGACGAAGCGCACTGCCTCCCCGACGGCTAGAGGCCGCTGTAGCGCCGCTGGCGCGCTCTGGACGGCCTCCGCGTCAAGCTTGGCCTTGCGCTTCGCCCCAGCCACGTCAGCGCCCCTGCCGCTGCTGCGCTGCGTCCAACCGCGCGTTGATCTTCGCGAGCGCTTCCACGATGCCGCCAAGCACCGCCGCGTCCGTGGTGGATGACGTCGACGCCTGCGCCGCCGTCTGCGCGATGACGGCTGCACGCTTGCGCTCGTGCTCGAGTTCGATGGTATCCAGCTCACCGACGACTTCGACGCTCGTCAGCGGCAGCGGGTCGCGCAGCGTGATCGCCCTGAACTGCGACTCCGCGCTCAGCGGGCACTCGCCCTCGGGCCGACGCGTTTCCGCGACCCATGCCGCGACGTACTGCGGAAGGTTGGTCTTGCACGCGTCGTACTCAGCTTCGCGCGTCTCGAGGAGGCGCATCAGCTGCGGGAGGTCGCTGCGATAAATCTGGATCTCGTGCGTGCCGCTCGCGTAGGACCGGCCGTCGTTGAGCATCTGGCCCATTTGGCCGGGACGCACCGTGACGCGCACAAGCAGCCGCGCCTCTGGTCGAGCGTTGGCGGCGACGTGCCCATAAGGCGTGACCGCGTCGTATTGAAGTTCCATGAATCATCTCCTCTGATGACGCTGCGATATGCAGCGGGACCGTAGGCCGGAGTTGCACCGGCCCGCGCGCGTGATGCGCGTTGCTGCTCGCACGGTTGTTGGCGACATGACCTCTCAATGAGAAATCATGTCAAAGCCGTCAAAGAATGCCCGCGTACACCGTAGGCCAGAGTCCGGCAGCGTACTGGCCGTCCGCGATCAAGCCGAACGTCAAGGCGTCGTTCTGCATAACCGTGGGCGACGAGAGGTCGATGTCGAGCTGCTCGCGCGGCGCGGAGCCTTCCACGAAGAACATCGGCTTCGCGCCCCCCGGTCCCTCACCGATGAGGTACCAGTAATCGTCCTGCGTCCCAACGATGCGCGGGTCAACGATGAGGTCGACGAGGCCGTTGTACGCGTTGGAGACGCCAGCGCTCGCGACTACCGCCGCACCAGCCTCGAGGCCGGTGTTCGCGACGCTGCGACCGCGAATGTCCATCTTCGTGATCTCCGCGCCGACGAGGCGGTTCTTCGGCCCGACCACGAGATAGCGCGGAACGATACGGAACGGTTCGCCGTTCTCACGCTGATAGCTCGTCATCGCCGCGAAGGCAGTGTCGAACGTCAGCGGCGAGAGCGCCGAGGTCGTCTTGTTCGACTGGTTGCCCGCGGGGCCGTTGGGATGCGCGGTCGAGATCAGGTTGACGCCGTCGTAGCCGACAGGGCCATCGCCCGAGTTCAGGAACAGCCCCTGATGCAGCACGAAGTCCTTGTAGGACTGCGCCGCCGACATGAACTTCCGCACGCGCGCCGCGACGATGCCGGTACGGTCGTACTCCGCGTCACGGCGACGCACCTTGAGCTGCACTGCCCACGTCGTCAGCGCGACGTTGAGACGGTACGCGCGCGACACGCCGGTCTGGCGCGCGCCCGAGAACTCGAGCCAGTTGCCGAGGAAGTCCTCGAGGATGATGGACGTGGTCGTGCCGCCGTCCGCGGGGATCGTCTCGCAGATCGCGTTGACGAGGCCCTCGTCCGCGCTGGACGTGAACAGCTCGTCGGCCATCGTGCGGAACACGGTTGCAGCCGCGTCAATCGCGGTCTGATTGATGACGTGTGAATTGTCAGCCATGTTGGAATCTCCTGTAAATCGTTGGCGCTTATGGCGCTATCAGATGGACTGCGGCCCGCGGATCTTGACCCACGCAGCGGTGCTGCCGACGGCCTGGACGACCTCACCGACCTTGACGTCGTTGGTCGCAGCCGCAGCCGTCGTGACGAGGTCCGAGTCGAAGATCACGCACGCAGAGCCCGTGACGGCCGCAAGCGTCGCATTCGTGCCGAGGAGTTCCTCGTGGCCAAACTTGACGTTGATGGTCTGGCCAGCGGTGGCGCTGACAACCGTGTTGGTCGCAATGCCGACGAAGCCACACGAAGCGGTGTCAGCACCGGGAAGCGCGAGGCCAGTCGCGAGGGTCACCATCACAAGCGAGCCCTCGTAAATGGTCGTGCCGGTCGTGCAGGTGTAGGTCGCGTAGGAAGCGAGCGAATCGTTGCGCGTCTGACGCGCGGTCATTGCGGTGAGTACAGCCATGATGAATCTCCTGAGTGAGCGTTGATATCAGCGCGCGTCAAGCGCCCGAGTTGCGAGCCGCGTGCTTGCTGAGCATCACGGCGACGTGCTTCTTCGCGGCCTCGCCACGCAGGCCAGCAGCCTTGGCGTCAGCCTCGAAGATCTTGGCAATCGGGTCCTGCGACGCCGACAGCGAGAGAGAGTTGGTCGGCGCGCGCGGGCCAGTGACGAGCGAGCCCGTGGGCGGCT